TCAGCTAAACAATCAGAAGAACAAGCCAACAAGTTAAGAGAAGATGTAAACGCTGTTAAGCAAGACATTAAAATAAAAGGCCAATTACACAAAGAACGATGGCAGAGACTAACAGCAACAATGGGGCCGGATAATGTAATATCAATGGCCGTTGGTGTTATGTCCGGAGTGCCATTAGATAAGTTAGTTCAAGGCAAAGGTGTAACTACAAAAAGAAAAATAGCTGAAATGATAGAAATCTTTCAGGAGTACAAGAGTATCGTTTCAACAGAATATGCCGGTGTTAGAGGTACCGGCGGCAAGGTAGTAAATAGAGCGATTGACGCTGCTACAAAGACAGCAAAATCGACAATAGAGCTGTCTAAGGAAGCTATCAACTATTTGTTAAACCAATCAAGATTTTTTTATGACCTAGGCAAGGAATGGATGAAATGACTAAATCAAAGTTTAATACAGCTTATGGCGACAGAGTAAAAGTAACCTTAGACCCAGTAGGCGATAGCCTTACTCAACAGCACTTCAAAGCTGAAACAGATATCATAAATATCATTAAAAAACATGACCGTACGGGAATTATCGAGCATGTAGCTCGAGGAGTAGCCCATTACGGGGACTACTCAGAAATCAACGAATACGCAGAAGCGCTAAACATGGTTAATAGCGCCAATGCGTCATTCATGGAATTGCCTGCAGAAATAAGGGCAATGTTCGGTAACAACGCTGGGGAATTCTTCGAATTCGCAACAAATCCTGAGAACAAAACCAAGATGGAAGATCTTGGTTTGGCAGAGAGGCCTAATACGCCTCCGATCTCCTCCCCAGCTGCCGAACCAGAAAAAGCAGGGACCGACCAGGTCGACGAGACCTAGTACGGTTCCTGCTCCACACAGTTAGTTACTTGATCTAACTGTGTGGAGTGACACCCATCAACAGGAGGAGAACAGAATGTACGACGTAATAGTAGCCCGTAAGGGCAAAGAAGGAAGAACATATTGGAGAACTATAGGAGTTGCTTTTGTCAATGACGATAATACGCGCATTAACCTTGATGCGCTACCAATGCCCGACGAAACGGGCAAATGCTCAATGTTCTTAAAAGAAAGGAAAAACGATGTATCGGAAAAAAATGAAACGTAAAAATAGCAGACGTGATTTCTCACGTAAAGCTTCAAGGGTAAAAGGCAAAAACTTCTCTAAGCCAAAGCGCGGAGGAATCAGATTGTAATATGCCTTGTTATCACCCGCTTTTAGCCTATCGGTTAGACGGCAAGGTAACCTTTAATAAACCCTTTGTTTACGCAAAGGGTTTTAATTTACCTTGCGGCCAGTGTTGGGGCTGTCGATTAAGGTACAGCCGCAACTGGGCAATCAGATGTGTACATGAAGCACAAATGCATGAACACAACAGCTTCATAACGTTAACATTCAGCCCGGAGGAGCTGGATAAAAGAAACAACCCACCGTCACTAGACGTAACAGAATTCCAACGTTTCATGAAAAGATTAAGGAAAAAATATGGACAAGGAGTCAGATTTTTTCATTGCGGAGAATACGGAGACAAGAATAAACGGCCACATTATCACGCTCTGTTGTTTGGACTCGATTTTAAAGATAGAGTCTTACACTCACAACGAGACGGAATCAGATTATACACAAGCGACAATTTGTCCAAATTGTGGCCGTATGGTTTCTCAACAATAGGCGACGTCACTTTCGAAAGTGCAGCCTATGTAGCAAGATATGTAATGAAAAAGGTAAGAGGGGAGGGGAAGGAAGACCATTATAACAACTGGTTTGACCCCGTTACCGGCGAAATAGCACAAGTGGACTCAGAATATGCAACAATGTCCAGAAAGCCCGGTATAGGAAAAGTATGGTATGACCAGTTTAAAGAAGATGTATATCCAAACGATTACTGTGTAATCAGAGGACACGAAATACCTCCTCCCCGGTACTACGATACATTACTAAAAGAAGAAGATCCTGAGTTATACGAAGAGGTCAGAGAAAAAAGAAAAGAGCGTTCACCAGAATTATATGATAATTATGACGAACGCATGGATAGATTATGGGTGTCACAACTAGTAAAAGAAAAAGCCCTGGAAAGGCTTATCAGAGATCTATAATCAACTATAAATAAGTACTTGTCTCAAAATGTATATTATGGAAGAATGCAAATAATACAGAAAACTAATCAAATGGAGATCGAAAAATGACAGGATTAAAAGGAATATATTCAATCTATGACCGTAAAGGCGAAGTATATCTACCCCCATTTATGGAAACAGCCGACGGAACAGCAATCAGAAAAATGCAAGACATGGTTGCACAAGCAGGGAGTATCTGGGCCAACCACCCAGCAGACTTCGATTTAGTAAAACTAGCCGAATTCGGCGAATTAAGCGGAAGCGTTAAACAAATCAACAAGGAAGTACTCGCAAACTTAGCGACATTAGTACAAGGAGAATAAAATGTTCGGTCCCGAAGGAGCACAGCCATCCACTCTACAACACGACTTCAGTAGAGTACCAAAGGCAGAAATTCAAAGAAGTGTATTCAATAGAGACCACGGTCTAAAAACAACATTTGATGCAGGTAAATTAATACCAATCTTCTACGACGAAGCTCTTCCGGGCGATACATTTAATTTAAGAGCAACAGGGTTTGGTCGGCTAGCAACGCCGATCAACCCTTTCATGGACAATCTATACATCGAAACGTTTTTCTTCGCGGTCCCTTACCGCTTAATATGGAAAAACTTCGAAAAATTCTGCGGAGAGCAGGATAACCCTACAGATAGCACCGATTATCTAGTACCAACAGTAACAACAACAGTAGGTACAGAAACATTATACGATTACATCGGAATACCTACTGGAACCGCCCTCACCTTCAATAACTTTGCAGGACGTAGCTATAATCTCATCTGGAACGAATGGTTTCGTGACCAGAACCTGCAAGACAGTTTAGTCGTTGACACAGACGACGGACCAGACACAGACACAGACTATGTCATTCAAAAACGTGGTAAGAGACACGATTATTTCACCAGCTGCCTACCATGGCCGCAAAAAGGAGAAGCAGTTAACCTACCATTAGGAGAAAAAGCTTTTGTAATGTCCGATAGTTACGCAGGTAACGGTGGTTATTACGGACCAACAGGCGGCTCAGGAGTTCATCCAATAGGTAGCGGACCTTACACATGGTCAGACGGTGGAGGCCAAATATGGGCCGACTTATCAGATGCAACAGCAGCAACAATTAACGAGCTGCGCGAGGCATTTCAAATACAAAAACTCTATGAACGTGACGCTCGAGGCGGAACACGATACACAGAAATCGTACAATCACACTTCGGGGTAACATCCCCAGACGCACGCCTTCAAAGACCAGAATTCTTAGGCGGCGGAAAAGACAGGATTAACGTTAATCCAATATCACAGACCAGCTCAACAGACAGCACAACCCCTCAAGGTAATATGTCAGCGTTTGCAACAACAGGATTCGGCGGACACGGATTCAGTAAAGCATTCACAGAACATAGCGTAGTAATAGGACTAGCTTGTGTATTCGCCGATTTAAATTACCAACAAGGACTGCATCGTAACTTTAGCAGACAGACACGCTGGGACTTCTACTGGCCAGCACTAGCACATATCGGCGAACAAGCAGTATTAAACAAGGAGATCTACGCCCAGGGCACATCAGCAGACGACGAAGTATTCGGTTACCAAGAACGTTTCGCTGAATATCGTTATAAGCCCTCACAAATTACAGGCAAAATGCGTAGTACAGCTGCACAACCTTTGGACAATTGGCATCTCGCACAAGAGTTCTCAGCCCTCCCCGTCCTTAACGCCTCATTTATAGAAGAAAACCCACCTGTAGACCGAGTAATAGCGGTAACAGATGAGCCTCACCTACTACTGGATATGCACTTTGACCTAAAATGTGCACGTCCGATGCCAACTTACTCAGTGCCCGGCTTAATAGACCACTTCTAGGAGAACAGGATGCTACAAAATGCCAAACTACTTATTGCTATGGGTATTGCTAAGCGCGTTATCGTCCCTGTTCTGGTGGGTGCTACTGTGGGCTGGCTTGCTGCCCACGGTTATAATAATTGGGCTGATGCTGTTTGCGCTGTGTCTAACGCTGCTGGAATCCCTGTGACGGAGTGTAACTGATGGAACCTACCTCAGCAGCAATTATGGCAGGTAGTAGCCTCGTAGGCGGCCTAATGCAAAACAGAGCCAACAAAATGGCTTCTGCTAGACAAATGGCATTCCAGGAAAGGATGTCTAATACAGCATATCAAAGAGGAACGGCAGATATGCGTGCAGCAGGTCTTAATCCCCTACTCGCCTATTCACAAGGCGGAGCAACAACGCCCGGTGGTGCAAGTTATCAGGCAGTTAATATAGGACAAGCAGCTGCACAAGGATATCAAGCAGGAGCG